ATGTGTTAAGTATGGCAGAGAAGCAGGATATTAGAGAAGAGCAAATGACTGTAACCAACAGTGTGGATTATCTGCGAGGCTTGAAAGGAAATAACAGCGTGTTGATTAGCGTATTAGATGCTATATCGAATAAGGCAATTGTTAATAAAGGACATGTTAAGACTGACGTCCTTAATATCGTCGGGAATTATGTTGCATATTCAACATCAGATATTGATGGCAGTGGAATAGATGGTTGTCTTATCTCGATAAATCCGACCGGGCTTGAAGGTGCACAGATTAAAGTTGCATATAATATGAGCATAATTAAAGTTAGAGCTGCCTATAATGTCGATGGAGCAGCGAAATGGTCAGATTGGAAGTCAATAACTATTACTTGAACTAACTATTTATTTCCTCCTTTCGCTTTTCTGCCATACTCTTTGCCCCTTAAATATGCAATAGTTATGGCAGAACAAGATATTAAGGAAAATGAGATGACTGTAGCCAGCAGTGTAGATTATGTTAGAGGGTTAAAAGGTAAGGACAGCGTACTGATAAAGAGGGATGATTTGGTGCGTATCACTCCCAAATTGAATTTTAATGGAGATTTTAAAGACCCTGCCAATTTTCCCAGGGCAGGTCTTTATATTTACGAAATTAATACAAGTACTTCAGGGACTTTCAATGGCCCTGAAGGGAATGGAACCTTTTATGGTACTGTTGAGATAATATCACGTATTGGTGGAGATATAAATGGATTAGATGTAGTGACAATAAAAGCTTATAGTTATAATATGACTGGCTTCATGTTAATAGGTAGGAAAAATACGGGAAAAGATACGTATAACTGGGGAGAATGGAAACAAATATATTGACATAATTAAACCCGTTCCGGCCATCTCGGTCAGAACGGGCATAACCAGAATGAAAATCCACATGGCTTGCAGAACCACTATCAGAAGGGAACTTCTTTTACAGAGTAACCTTCAGGAATGGTTTCGCTGACTTCTTCCGGTGTCTGTAACTTGAAATTGATGAGGGCAGCAGCGGATATTACAAAATTGTTTAATCTGTAAAGTTTTACACATATGTCTAAAAAACTTCGTTTAGTTGTTGATGTTGCATACAACACACGAGCTTTTGAAATGGGAACTATACTTGAGGATGCTACTTTTGTAACGAAAGCTCCATTATCATACCCTTCAGCAAAAGCATAAAACAAGATTGCCCTCGGGGATTCATTTACAAAAAAAGTTCCTATATTGAACAGTCCGGAAGAAGCAGCATTGCCAGGATAACCAATAGCTATTCTATACCATTTACCATTTTGTAAATCAGCAGAAACAACTCCACCTCCCGTATTCGGATGAGGAAGGTCGCCAGGTTTTATCAACACGCTGTCCTTACCCTTTAGCCCTCTCACATAGTCTACACTGCTGACCGAAGTCATCTGGTCTTCTCTAATATCTTGTTCTGCCAT